AGCTCCGATATTGTTTAGTTGGTTGGGGTCTGTTGCATCAGTTGGAACTGAAATATTTATAGCAGGTAAAGTAAATTTACCGTCTGCATCGTTACATAACAAGATTTTTCCTGCGTGAGCTGCAACTGTTAAAGTAGTGTCTGCTGTTAAGCTTACGCTGTTGCCGACACCTGCTGAAATAAATCCAGATAAAGATTTTACTGGACCTGAAAAGGTTGATTTTGCCATAATTTCCTCCTAAGGAAATAAGTTCTACTGTCTTGGCTTGTCTGCTAGGTCAGTCTGTAGAACAAGTTAATTAATCCTAGAATTAAATGATATACCTTATTTTAGAAAAAAGAAAGGGAGCCGAAGCTCCCTTACTATATTCGAAGAACGAATTATGCTCCTGGGGAACCGTAGATTCCACGCCAGTCACTAAAGCCGAAAGAATATCTTTCTCTTGCTTTGTATCTAACGTTACCAGTCTCAAAATCACCTTCCATGCCTGTTGACATAGGAGATCTAACGAAATGTTTAAGTCCGTTAGGTGCATCTGTTTTTATAAAGAATGCATCAGTATCTGTTAAGTAATGATTTACAACATATCCTTCAGGGAGCATGCCCATGTTTTTCAATGCGTTAATATCATTATCAGAAGTACCAACTCTACCTGGAGTCTGTAAGACTCTATCAGCTACAAATTGTAGTTGTGGTGGTATAATTAGTTTTCTTGCTTGAACATTTACTTTAATGCCTCTTTCATCAACAAACTGTGATATATCGATCATCGCGTTTTCTAATGAAGTTTCATTCAAGTCAGCTGCTACACTAGGCTCATTTGACTGATCGCCACCTGATAAGGTAGGATGGTCAGTTGTCATGAGTGGTTTGCCGTCGCCTCCTGGGAAGGAAGTTGAGAAACCGTTATTTAGTACATTCGCTGCTTTCACTTGCTTAGTAGTAGCCATTGATCTAGCTAAAGCTTTTGTGTATCTTGAAGAAAGACTATCATAAAGGTTATCCTCTATTGCTTCTTCTGTTAACGCAAACGCTAATGCTACAGTCTCGTGGCTGTACCTTGCTGTGAAAGTTTCTTGTGCTGTATCATAAGTTACAGATGAGCCTTCGCCTTTGACTGGGGCTTGTCCGAAACCTGATAACATTACTTCTTCCTCAAACGCTCTATCTGAATTTTCTGTATCAAAAATTTCAGAATGTTCGTTTTCGTATCTGTCTGTCGTACTCAAGACCAAAAAGTGCATTTAGTCCTGGTTCGAGTTCTTTTACTAATTGAGCTCTATTTATTGCCATTTTAAATTACCTTTTAGCTGTTGCCGAATGTAGAAGCAGGGAACGTTACATATACTCTAGCGTGTTGCCCAATAGAATTATTTGGTTTCTGTGGGAAACCTACTACTGTTGCGATACCACTAGAAGTTGTAGTTGTTACACCTTCTTTTGATCGACCTGTTGAAGTATTACCTGCGGTAGTACTAATAGTATTTGTTGTGCCGATAGATGCTTGAGTAGGAGTCCCAGTTGACTGAGCCTCATAAACAATATCTGGATCAACATAAACAAATGCCTTAGCATTCGCAGCACCTAAAGTCGCAACATCTGCAGTCCACATGTTCGAGAACACTACTGATCCATCTGTTGCTTGGTATTCTACACCGTAAAATACGCCAAGTGGGGTGCCTGTTGCAGTCCCTTGTATAACCAAACCACTAGATAAATTAACAACATCACCTGAAAAGATTGATGCGTTAGTTCCGCTTGCTATTGCAAACTCTGAAGGTCGGATTACGCCACCTGACATATGATAAGCTGGTGTGAATCCATCTGGGGCATTAATATTTGCCATTTTTATTCACCTTTATATAAAATAAATTTTATTAAAGTTCTCAACATAAGTTAAGAACCACCTTTACCAAATGTAACCTTGGATGTTCTACTAGGTGTACTAATAGGCATCACTTGATTACTTTCTCTCATAAGATCATTATCAACTGCTTGAATCTGTTGGTCGGCAACATTTTGATAGTATGCCCTCCTTTCATCAACAGTCTCCTTGGGTATCTTAGCGAGAATTAAGCCACCTACTCCTATGACACCTACATGTTTACCATCATCAACAGTGGGAGCTTCAAAATCAGGATGATCTGTTGCTCTTACGGGTTCCCAACCTTCACGAATACGTTTTGACATATTCGCTGGGTCGCTTTGCCCTATCATTGATTCTCGTATCCATCGGTATACATATCCCTGTGGTGGGGGAGGTGCGTCTAATAAAGACGGGGGTTGCCAAGGTTTACGACGAGATACTTTGTCTCGACTTTCAGCAGATCGTGGAGAACGATCTGTGTTAGTAGTATTATTTTCATCTACCATTTTTTCTACTCCTTAATATGCTTAGCATATTCTTCTAGTGGCACACCTAATCTTTTCGCTATTGCTACTTGACTCGGTGTGAGTTTTATAGTTCTACGTGATCGAGTTCTAGTAGTTCCTACACCTTTGCTTGAACCAGCTACATTCTCTTTCACCTCTTTTTGAGTTTTCCCTAATTTATGAGGGAACGACTCAGCAAGTCTTTTATCTACTTCTTTATAATAATCATCAGAAGTAGGATCATAACCTTCACCTTCAGTAAGCTGTCTATGGAATGCAAAAGCTGCAGTCGTCATAGCCAGGTCGTCGCCAAACCAACTATTTTTTTCTGCCCAAGCTTTCGCTTTTGGGTCAGGCTGGGGAGCCTGTTGGGCAGGTTGTTGATTCCATTGGGGAGCAACCTGTTGCTCTACTTCCGGAGTTACTTCCTGAAGATCAGCTTGAGGTCTTACCCTTTTTAAGCTTTCTTCTTCAACCGCCAACTTAGCCAAGTTCTTCTGAGCTTCTATTAAAGCGTCTGTATCACCTGATTCATACGCCTTCTTATAACTCTCTTGAGCTGAGTTCAGTTGTGAACTAACTCTGGTGTTATATTCATCATATAGGTTCTGATCGGTTTTTGAAAGTTTATTTTTAGTTTTATTTAATTCTTCTTGAACAGACTTTGCATATTCAACTGCTGCTTGTTCTCTTCTTTCGGATTCCCTAACTTTATAAGTTAGTTTATTGATACGTTTTTTAACGCCATCGCTGTAGTCTTCAATCTCTTCTTCTTGTTCTGATCTAGCTACTTTTTCTTCTACTACTTCAGGTTCAGTTTCATCAGTATCACTTTCTGGAAGTTCTACCTCCGTACCTAAATCTTCTTCTTCTATCGCCTGCACAGTTTCATCAACCATGTTATACTCCTTATGTGCGTAATGAAATTAAGCTGATTGTATGTCTTCAGGATTGGAGACTACAGCTAAAATTTCATCATCGTTTAATAAACGCAGTTCCCCACCCTCAATCTTGAGTCTGGCTCCTGCATACCTGCCAAATATCACCCAGTCTCTAACTTGACACCATGCTCCTTCAGGGAATTTATTCCCGTCACGATATGCGTCTGGACCAAGTGCTACCACAAACCCAACATTAGTACCAATACGTTCTTTTTCTAATACTGAGTCTGCTAAATAAATACCACCTTTTGTCTTTTGTTTGGGACTAAAGGGTAGTATCAATATTCTGTAGCCCGTAGGCTTAGGAAGTTTGGATTGTAGTTCTTTATCTTCATGAACACTTTCGGGAGTAACAACTTCTTGTTTTTCCTCTTGGTTTATGAATCGCTCTACTTTATCCGGAATTGGTTCTCCGCCTGAACCAAAGGCTTCTATATTTTTTGACATTATTCGTCATTATCCTTGTGCAAGTCTTTTATAAGTGAGAGAGTAAACGACAGACTTGATATTTCGCCTACTATCTTGTTGTAACTTTCAAAGTTTTGTATTCCGCCACCTGCAAGAGTATCTTTTAATTGCTCTTGTCGTTCTAATATTTGTTTACGTAATTTATCTAGCATTTAAGTTATTTTTTTCTTGATTTAGCACCTGAGCATTTCCATCTTTTCCTTGATAAATTATTAGGAGTATTAGGGTCGCTCCTTTTCTTTTTAGATAATCTTTTNTTNATACCTAAACTTCTCGCACAATACGAATCACCTTTAGAAGTACCTGGCTTAACTCTTGGTCCGCCACCCTTGGCTTTTCCTGCTTGACCGTAACTAACTCTTTTACCAGATTTAGTTACCTTAACTTTAGCCTTACCTCTTCTTGGTTTTGCTCTAGCCATGATTCTGCATTCTTCTGCGGTTAGCGTTACCTGCTACTGATTCGCCACCTTGATGCATCATTTTAAAATCATCACCTGATATTTTACCGTCTTTATTCTTATCTAATTTTTTCTGTCCACCGTGTAGTTCGCCACCGTGTGATTTTTTAGCAGTCTTTGCTGCGTCTTTAAAATTTTGTGAAGTAGGTGCACCTTTAGTTCCGGGTTTTCTCATTTTTTCACCCGAGCCTGCTTTTATTCTTCTACGTTTAGCTTGTATGTTTGCGTATAGTCCTGGAGGTTTAGCCATTATTTATTATACCCCTTGCCTTTAGTTGCTGCTCCGCAACCTCTAGCCATTCCTTTCTTTTTACTTGCTTTACCGCCATTTTTCATGGGTGTCATAGGCTCACCGCCCATCATCATCTTTTTCTTTTCACCACCACGGTTCATTTTCTTCATGCCTCTATTCATTAGGGTCTCCTTAAATGTTTTTTGGTGTTCGTCATTGAGCCACCGTTTGTTTTCTTTTGCATAACTGAGTCTTTCATTATAGAACCATCTGGCATCATGTGAAACCCTTTAGGTACTTCACCGCCATTCTGCATTCTTCTACGGTTAGCATTACCAGCTACGCCTTTTTCCATAATCTGTTTAAAGTTTGATCTGTTCATAGGCATATTATACTCCTTTAGTACTCGTGTCGGATTGTCTAACATCTTTTAAAACTTCTCTATAATCTTTACGCATATCGCCTTTCTCTTTCATAAGAGCTTCTTCCCTTTGTTGGGCTATTTTCATTTCGGCTATAGCTTCGGCTGATTGTATTTTAGTTAAATCTATTTCAGCTTTTATCTGATCGCTTTGTGCTTTCTGTTGTATCTCAGCTTGTTTTAATTCTACTAGAGGTTGAACTTGTGCTTGTTGTGCTTGTAACTGTTCTGCTTGTGCTAAGGCTTGTGCTTGACCAGTTACTTGTTGAGTAGCTTGTGCTGCCATGGTAGCTATCTGATTCATCACTTCCGGTGGCATTTCACCCTCACCCATCTGCGGTAGAGGTTGACCCATAGCTTGTTCTATTTGCTGTTTGTACTTCATAGCTTGATGTTCTTGTATGTTAGCTTGAATAGTTACCGTAGCACTTTGATTTGATTGTACCATAGGGTTCTGTAAAAATGAAGTATGACTAGCGATATAAGCGTCATGGTTCTGGAATATGTAAGCTTGTATAGGTTGACCTGTTAGTGCTGATTGTTGTTCGGTAATAGGGTCACGGGCTGGTACTTCTGCTTGAGGAGGTAATAAACCGTCTATATTCTTAACTTCTAATGCTTCGTACATACGTTTGTATGCTTCTCGTAAATCATGTAATTCAGGTGCTGCTCTAGCCATTTCTAGCTCTTGTTGGGCTAACATCACTCTTTGTGCCATACTGAAGATATTTGGGTCACTAACAGGAATAATATCCACTTTAGCGTCAAAATCAGTCATTTTTATCTCTTTACTCGCTCCTGGTACCTCATATGGGTAAACAGGGGGTAAACTCTTAGAAAATATGTTAGCTAATAGCCTAAATTCCTTTTTCTGTGCGTAATGCATACGTTTATGTATAGCACTCATTACTTTAGTGCCACGTTCTAACATAGCGACTGTAGTGCCTACTGGTAGCTGTTGGGAGCCAATATCGCCTACATTCATGTCCGCAATAGAAGCAAAACGCCTTCCAGAGTCAATAATTGTACCTAAAAGTTGACTTAATACGTTACTAGGCTCTTTATAAGGTAAAGGCATCAACGCATCACGTATTACACCCCCTGGAACGTCAACATCTCTAAATTCTCCTGGTCTAAGTGGCTCATCTTCGCCTTGGACTCTCATTCCACGTGCTTTAAAGCCTGCGGGGAGGTTACTTAGCGTACCAGCGTCGACTAATTGACGTAAAATTGAAGTAGCAGACTTAGTTAGCCCACCAATCATGTGAATTAGCCCAAAACCGTAAAAACCTAGTCCTGGGAGGAACTTATAATGGGTAAAATACTCTTTTTTATTGAATAATTCGTCTTCTTGCTCCCAATTACGTCTAATTGACAGTATTTCACTCTTTTCTTCTAAAATTGTTACTACATAAGGCACCGCGAAGCCATAATCTTCCTCATCTGACAGTTCTAAGTTGACATGCATCTCTAAAACCGAGTATTCATCGTAGTCTGTCATTGATGGTGATATGCCTTGTAGCTCATCCATCTTCTCTTTTGCTTCGTTATAGTCCATATCAAGACTAGGTTCGCCTATATCAATGTCTCGGTACGTACCATTTATCTGTAATTTCTTTAAATCGTTACCCGTCATAGTCATAGCATGAGTAAAACGTGGGCTGGTCTCTAAATCTACTGTTTCGTAAGCTACAACTAAGTTTTCTGCTTTGACTAAACGGCTAGTAGCTCTACCTAGTAGATTATCGTAATAAACTTTTTTAAATGCACTACCTGCTAAAGGTAGATAGAACAATAAACTATCCATTTCAGGGTCATACTCTTTCATGACGTCTGTTATTTGATAGTTCATAAACTCTTTGACACGTTGACTTTGTGCCATAATCTCTGGAGTTTCAACACCCATAGCCCTAGTTTTTACTGGACCGCCAGGAGGTAGTAATTCTTTATATGATTGAGCCTGAAACTGGGTAACTGCTTCCGCTAATAATGGGTGATGTACACCTGTAGCTCCAGGAAAAGGTTGTTCCCTTTCTTCTATTTTAATACCTAACAGGTCTAAACCTTTAGTAAAGGTATCAAGCCAATCCTGTCGAGATTCTTTATCTGAATCATAAGCTTCTAAAAGTTCACTAGCTAACGTGGATAAGTCTGAGGAGTCTAGTGTCTCAGCAAGATTAGCTTGATGATCGGTAGATGGTGCAGATTGTTCATCAAACATTGGTATAACGTTACCGTCAACACCTATTTCAAAAGCTGAAGTCATATCGCCTTGAATATTCATCTCTTCTGGTAGTTGTACTTCAGTAGCCATAGGCTCTTCTGGCATTTGACCTTGTAGCATATCCATAATTTCTATGTCTATGCCTGCGTCTTGATCTATGTTTAATGGTGGTTTTTCAATAGCCATAATTAATAATAACTCACTTTGCGTTTATAGTATAGTTCTTCCTCTTCCCAGTCACTTGGTAATCTAACGAAACCACCTTGTCTAAATCTTAGCATAGCTTGAGTAGTTGAGTCTACTAAGTCGTCGTGATCCCCAGCGGGGAAAACGGCACACTCTTCTATTACTTCATTAGCCCATTTTGTGTCTGGTGCCCATACCATGCCCGACTCAAATAGTGGGGTACTGGCGTTGACTCTAGCAATCTTATCATTTCCTTTACTAGGTGTAAAGTTTTGTACGGGAATACCTATGTTTCGTAATTCTTGTGTTAGGGGTATACCACTAGCTTTACCTTCTATAATTACTACGTCAGGTGACCATTCGTGATATTGTTCTAAAGCTACGCCTTTTAATTCAGGGAAAGAATATTTACCTTTTATACAGTCTAGTAGAATTATGTGTGCTATTGTACCGTCGTATAGTTCTTCACCTATTGTGCCTTCTGGATAAAATACTCCCCATGTAGTTATAGCTGAGTAATCTGCTGANGAACTTTTTAAAAACGCTGTGTCGTAACTTTGTATTAAATAGTCACAGGTTGGTGGTTTTTCTTTAGCCCATTCTTTCCACCACTCACGCCTAATTAGTGCACCTTCCTCACTGGTTGGATTCTGCATGTACTGAGCGTGCCATTTAGGACCGCCACGTAAACTGGCTTTTACGCCTTCTAGTTCTTCTAGTTTCCAGTACTCTGGCCATAGAGGTTTACCACTAGGTAATATAGCTGGTAATTCTATTACTTCCCATTGGTCAGCTTTAGGGTCACGTGCGGCATCTTTTAATAATTTACCCGTAAGGTCGTTAATATTCCAGCGGGTCATAACTATAACTATGGCTCCTCCTGGCTGTAACCTTTGACGCGGACCAGAGGTATACCAATCATAAGTATCTTCCATGGACTTTGGGTTCATGGCGTCTTGTTCACTGTGCGGGTCATCGATTATAAATAAGTCCGCTCCCCTACCCGCTAATGCTCCGCCAACCCCAGCAGCATAATACTCGCCTTTTAGTTTAGGATTACTCTTCATTTGAGTTTCCCATTTACCTGCTGCTTTTGAGTCTGGGTTTATTAATACGTCGGGGAATATTTTTTCATAGTCCT